GCCGGTAAGCTGCCACCACAGTACACCGACGCATCCATGACGGTATTCACTAATAAGAATAACCCTAACTTCCGCATTCACTACAAAGACTTATTCCCCACAACTCTAGGTGGAATTCAATTTAGCGCACTCGACTCGGCTGAGAACATCATTACCTGTGACGCAACGTTCAGATATTCGTATTACAACCTAGAAAGAATTTGACAATCTAATCAAAATATGGTAAGATAACCATATGCTTTTGATGGAGTTTCTTTGCTATGGCTAATATGGTTGCACCCAACGTCGAACAGTTGATCACGGAATGGGAAACAGACTCGCACATTGACACGACAGATGCGGGTGGACAGATGATCAAGATTCCTGTCCTTCACAGTAAGTACAATAAGTATCTCACGCTGCACAAGCTTGCGGAAGCCCGTCGCGAGGCTGAATTGAACAAGCTGCGCAAGACCAAATGGATGTACTACAACGGCAAGCTAGACCAACAGCAGTTGGCGGCACTCGGTTGGGATCCATTCCCGTTCACGCTCAAGGCTGACCTGAACGTGTACATGGATGCCGACGAGGACGTTGCCAAGATCAAGAGCCAGATTGCGTTTCACGAAGAGTGCGTGTCATTCTGCACCTACGTCATGAAGGAACTCAACAACCGCACATGGCAGATGAAGGAATGGATGGCATGGGAGAGGTTTGAACGCGGTGGACATTAGAGACTGCATCATTGCCGCGCCTCCGAAGATGGTGGGCGGCTATCGCTTGGGTAAGGGCGCATACAGTTGGAAGCTACAACTCCAAGACAAGCCGCTTTGGTTCCATCGTACCTGTATGAGAATCTTTCTAGGCATCACATGGGAAGATAATGAGTGATATCCATTTTGAACAAACAGATAACGTATGGGCGAGGATAAGATGCGAAGATAGCACTGCACAGGAGCTATCAGAATTCTTCTCATTCACGGTCCCCACGGCTAAGTTTCGCAAGAAAGAAGCCAAGAAGTATTGGGACGGCAAGATACGGCTATTTCATCTTAGAACTCACAAGATCTACGCGGGTCTTGAGGGTTACGTGCGTAAATTTGCCAAGGATAACGGCTACTCCTATACTTGCACTCTTGTCAAGAGCAACATAGCGGAACTCCCACAGAAAGAACACGTTGCCAAGTGGCTTCCCACTCATACGCCGCGTGACTATCAGTGGGTGGCGTATCTCTATGCGCTACACCGCAAGCGTGGTGTCGTACTATCGCCCACCGCATCCGGTAAGTCGATGATCATCTATATGATATCGCGGTGGCTGATCGAACGCGGTAAGAAGCGTGGGCTGTTGATCGTGCCTACCACCTCCCTAGTCGAGCAGATGTACTCCGACTTCCGTGAGTATGGATGGGACGTAGAGAAGAACTGTCAGCGCATCTATCAGGGATTCACTACGGATGCCTACGCACCGTTGGTTATCTCTACGTGGCAGTCAGTCTACGATCTGCCGAAGAAATACTTCGCGCAGTTCGACTACGTGATTGGCGACGAGGCTCACCAGTTCAAGGCTGAGTCGCTCAAGCACATCATGGAGCAGTTAGTCAATTGTGACTATCGCATTGGAACTACCGGCACCCTAGATGGGTCTAAGGTTCACAAGCTAGTTCTTGAGGGGCTGTTCGGTCCTGTTCAGAGGGTGGCTTCGACAAAGGAACTACAGGACAAGGGATACCTTGCGACACTGGAAATCAAGTGTCTCGTGCTTCGCTATCCCGAAGAGGTTACGAAGGTGGTGAAGGGACAGTCCTATCCGGACGAGATTTCCTTCCTGTGTGCGAACGAAGCACGTAACAAATTCATAGTAAAATTAGCAGAAAGCCTTGACGGGAACACGCTGATCCTGTATAATTACGTGGACAAGCACGGAAGAATCCTGCACCAGATGATCAAAGACCGCTTGCCGAATCGAAAGGTGCACTTCATTCATGGTGACGTAGAGACTCTGGACCGAGAAGAGGTTCGGCGTATCACGGAAGATGAAACCGATTCGGTGATTGTTGCTTCCTATGGAACATTCTCCACAGGCATCAATATCAAACACCTACATAATGTAGTCTTCGCTTCACCAACGAAGAGTCAGATTAGAACATTGCAGTCCATCGGCAGAGGGCTACGCCTCGGTGAGAACAAGAGAAAGGCAGTCCTTTATGACATAGTTGACGATCTACGCTACGGAGCATACGTCAACTTCGCGTTGAAACACTATGAGGAACGAGTTCGGATATACAACGAAGAGAAGTTTCCCATCAAATCAATCAACATAGGACTACGCCCATGAACACGCCACACCCTATCAAGTTCTACAAGCTAAAGACCAATGAGGATATTGTCGCATACGAGGTTCAAGTCTGCAAGGGACACATCCATATCAAACGCCCACTGGCGTTCACCGTAGAGAATGAAGTCCTCGCAGGAAAGCAGATGCTCAATGTCCGTGAATGGGTTCCACCCATCGTCTGTGCCAATGACTCCATCTTTCTCCCGAAGGAGTTCATCATGTTCTCGACTGATGTAAGGGATTCCTTCAAGGAAGAGTTCATGTCTGCTACTGAGTTTCTGTATGCCGTGGAGCCTAGAAAGCCTCCTAAGAGGTCTAAAGAGGATAAGGTTGTTCCTTTTCTTCTCAAGGATCCGTCTGTTAAACCCAATTGAGTTCTCATCCTTCTTATTAAATCAACCCTTCAAAGAGCCACACGCTCATTATACACACCATTTGAGGTTCTGTCAAATCTAAATCATGGCAAAAACTAATTACGTTGACAACAAGCTATTCCTAAAAGAGATTACGGCTTACCGCAAGGCTGTACGCAAAGCCAAGCGGGAGAAGGTGGACAAGCCTCGCATTCCTGAGTATATCGGGCAGTGCTTCATGCTCATTGCCGAGAACATGAGTCATAAGTACAATTTCCTTTCGTACACATTCAGGGATGAAATGGTGTCCGACGCTATCGAAAACTGCGTCATGTACGTCGATAACTTTAATCCTGCGAAGTCGAAGAATCCATTTGCTTATTTCACGCAGATATGCTATTATGCATTCTTGAGGCGCATTCAACGCGAGAAAAAGCAGTTGTATGTGAAGTATAAGTCTACTGAGATGCACGGCATCCTAGACGACTTTGATCAGATGGAATCCGAAGACGGCATGACGCGGCAGTTCGAAATGTATGACAACATCAGTGAGTTCATTGCAAAGTACGAAGATGCCAAGGCGAAGAAGAAAGCCAAAGTCGCTGCTGCTAAAGGGTTAGAGAAATTTATCGAATGAAAATCGCGATTCTTGGGGATACCCATTTCGGCATGAGAAACGACTCGGCTGTGTTCAATGAGCTTGCTCGCAAGTTCTACACAGAGGTCTTCTTCCCGTATCTTGAGCAACATGGCATTGGCAACGTGATTCAGTTGGGCGACCTGTTCGACCGGCGCAAGTTCATCAACTTCAACATCCTTGCCAGTGCGAAGGAATACTTCTTCAATCCTCTGGATCGGAATGGTATCACCCTGTATGCCCTGCTAGGCAATCACGATATCTTCTATCGGAACACGCTGCGAGTCAACTCGCCATCACTGGTGCTGCCTGAGTACAGCCGCGTGTGCCTGATCGACAAGCCATCCACCATCGTCTTCGGTGGCAACCCCGTAGACCTGATTCCGTGGATCTGCGAAGAGAATGAGAAAGAGATTGGGGAGTTCATCAAGAACTCCAAGTCCGACTTCTGCTTCGGGCATTTTGAGCTTGCCGGATTCGAAATGGATCGTGGCAACTTCTGCCATGAGGGTATGGACGTTGGATTACTCTCCAAGTACGAACAGGTAATCTCTGGTCACTTCCACCACAAGTCTTCCAAGGGTAACATCCTGTATACCGGCGTGCCGTATCAGATGACATGGGCAGACTGGAATGATCCGAAAGGCTTCCATGTGTTCGACACCGAGACTCGCGAGCTAGAGTTCATCCGTAACCCGAATGAAATCTACGTGAAGATCAACTACAACGATGACAACCTGTTCTTCGATGAAGTGGCTAACGGCGACTACTCGGCATTCACCGGCAAGTATGTGAAGGTCATCGTGGAGAAGAAGTCCAATTCGTTCCTGTTTGAGACATTGATCGAAACTCTCACAAAGGCAAATCCGATAGACGTATCCATTGTCGAAGACTTCACCGATATCTCCATCATCGACGCGAATGGCGACGGCGTAATTGATCAAGCGGATGACACGCTCGCTATCATCGACAAGGTGGTTGAGGGTATGGAAATCGACTTGCAAAAGCCGCGACTTAAGAGTATACTGAGAGAAGTATACAACGAGGCGTTGGCTTCCGAATCATGATTACATTTCACACGATCCGTTGGAAGAATTTCCTTTCGACGGGTAACGTCTTCACCGAAATCAAATTAGACACTCACCAGAACACCCTGATCGTGGGTGAGAATGGTGCGGGTAAGTCTACCATTCTGGATGCCCTGACGTTCGCGTTGTTTGGCAAGCCGTACCGTAATATCAATAAGCCCCTGATCGTCAACTCTATCAACGGCAAGGAGTGCTTAGTCGAGTTAGAGTTCTCAGCAAACGCGAAGCGATATACCGTGAAGCGCGGCATCAAGCCTAATACGTTTGAGATTTGGTTCAACGGCACGATGCTCCATCAGGACGCACGCGCAAAGGACTATCAGGACATGCTTGAGCGCATGATCCTCAAGATGAACTACAAGTCCTTCACGCAGATCGTGATCTTGGGAACTGCGAGCTTCACTCCGTTCATGCAGTTGAAAGCTTCTGACCGTCGCGAGGTCATCGAAGACCTTCTCGACATTCAGATCTTCTCCAACATGAATGCGGTGGTCAAGGATCGGCTCGCTACGATCAAGACGCAGATGACGGAGTACAAGATCCGCCTTGAAGCTATCAAGGAAAAGATCGAACTCCACAAGAAGCACCTTGAGGAACTCAAGCGCAACAATCAGGAAATGATCGCTGCGAAGAAGGTGGAGATATCCAATGCCAAGCACTCGCTCATTGAGTTTGAGCAGGCGCAGCGTGAGCATCAGGTGCAGATCGACGCACTGCTGATGCAGATTGGCGACGAGTCTATGTTCAAGTCCAAGCACGCGAAGCTGAATACTCTCGGCACGCGCATTGAGTCCAACAAGACCAAGTTAGAGAAAGAAGTCCAGTTCTTCGTGACCAACGATGCCTGCCCGACTTGTAAGCAGTCAATTTCCGAAGATTGGAAAGACAGGATGGTGGGTGATGGTAATGAGAAAGTCAAAGAACTTGAAGCAGGACTCGACAAACTCCGAGAAGAGCAAGATGCCGTTGTCAGACGACTTAGAGACATTGCGGAAGTCAATTCGCGAATTCAGTCCATCGGACGCGACATTGCTAATACCACTACTTCTATTAGCCATACCCGACGTTATATTGGTGTACTTGAACAGGAAGTTGAACGACTTACAGGACAGCACGGTGGGTCTAGTGAGTCGCATGATCAGTCCAAGGAACTCTTCGAAGAACTTACCGGCTACATCGAAAAGCGCAAGAAAGCCACGGAAGACAAGCAGTACCTCGACGTTGCCGCGCATCTCCTCAAAGACGGCGGCATCAAGACGAAAATCATCAAGCAATACCTCCCCATCATCAACAAGCTAGTCAACAAGTACCTCGCAGCGATGGAGTTCTTCGTGAACTTCACGATTGACGAGGAGTTCAACGAGGTCATCAAGTCCCGCCACCGGGATGACTTCTCCTATGAGAACTTCTCCGAAGGTGAGAAGCAGAAGATCGACCTTGCGCTGCTGTTGACTTGGCGTAGTATCGCTCGCATGAAGAACAGTGTCAACACTAACCTGTTGGTACTGGACGAGACTTTCGA